CCCAGTTACCTGAAGATCCACCTCGATCAATACGACGGCCAATGCCCCGATTGAAACGGATCGCTTGAATTGCACTCAAATACGCCCACATAGCAAAATCACCCGCAAAGCCGAAGCCATACAAGCGATAAAGCCAGGGACCAACAATACGTCGAATCCAAATAGGGGATAGATGATCCCACCCGGCGAAATCCATAAACACTATCGATTTATTACGAAATTTGCGATACAATACCGCCCACTCAGAACAAGTGGGGCTCATGCCGCACATCGCGCAACCCATCAACAGCATTTTCTTCAAACGCCCGATAAGATCACCCAGTGCCATCTTTACCAAAATATTATCAACAAAGTCAGTAACATTGAACAAGCGAGTCTTACGTGCTTCCACACGCTCGAGATCACGAGTCTCGTCCTTCAAACAATCTGCATTGATTTGAAGGGTGAATAAACCAAGCATGAACAAGGACAATTTCTTCTGCACAAGAGCTAACAGGGACTGGCGGTGAACGCCGGGCTCTCGTACTTTGGTCTTGTCTATTCCACTTAATTTACAACGAATACCGACAGATGTTGACAAATCAAATCCATCAAGAAGATCAGTTCCATCTATAGCCTCTTCCGCAGTTAGGGTCCTGCAGTTGAGTAGCGAAGACTGATCACAATCTGTAAAGTGGTCCATAATCTGACCACGATCACTATCAATAATACTCCACACTTCAGGGTGCAAGGTGGGGTTATCGACCGTAATCGCCTCTTTAGCTATAGCTTTCGCATAAGCCTCACGAGACAGAACTGCAGGAGCACAGTCTGCGGGACGATGAGACCATTCCACAAAGGGAGTAGGACTAAAACACGTGCTGCCACACGCGTCAGTCTGAAGGGCACACTCATATCTGCCTTTGTCATAATCAAACGAATAAACGCCTTCTTCTGACTCGGCAAAGCTAAGGTGCCCTCCTTGGGCAATTACATCCTCTGGCAAGGTGAAATCCAGGTCCTCTAAATAGAGAGGTTCAGCAAAGCCGAGCCTGCTATTCTGATTACCTGCTCCATGCAAACCAAAGAGTTTCATTGCCCCATCTTCGATACAAATAGGAGTACCGCATGCGCCTGGTTGTGAGCCAGACCAGGTGTAAGAACCATAAATGGCAATTTTATAGTCTTGACCTTTTACGTTAAAAACGCGCGCATGAGGTAGCGGCAACTTGAAATCGGCCACTGGCTGAATCTCATACTGAAACGTTTCGAGATCCATACTAACAGCACACGCACCAAAAACATTAGGACAATGTTCACGGGAAATAAAGTGCGCAGTGATGTTAGCATGGTTCTGCATAGAGGGAACATAAATAAATATGTAATCTCTATCCTCAAGTTCATGAACAACTTGACAAGAACGCTTCACTATGTTAAACAACCGAGGGGCACCATTCGTAGGGATAAAGCGGTAGATCATAAATTCTTGTGGCAACGCACGCCACACATGTTTGTTAAGAACAAACAAGGATCCGCGGATCGCAAGCATACCTCCAATTCGTCCAGCACCAACAATAGCATAACTATTGCGGATGATTTTCTTGGTTATACCAATATTTCCACTATGGGGGGCAACGGAACCCTCCTTCGCTTGAATACGGGTAGCAAGAGAGACTTTTGGAGTAGCAACGGGCACTGTATGCTTGTTCTCTACGGAATGCACTTTGACATCACTGTCAGCAAGCGCTTCTTGAAGAATTCTAAGATCTTCTGGGTCGGGTGTATGAACGAAAACATTCCTCACGGTCTTAACAGTCGCGCCTATAAGGCTCGACACAATGGAAATAAGACCACGAATCAAAGTTCTCGCTACATACAATGCAGCGATCGCGGTAATAAACGTCGGCACAAAA